TCTTTATGTTTGGATAAAAACTCTTGCTGCTTCTCATCTAGTTCGGTCATCTTAGCTAATTCCTTTAGCTGTTTTCTCTTCGCGTTACTACAGGTAAGCAAGACATTATCTGCCATGTCGGTAAGCGTACCTGCCCCGCGAATGGAATACTTGTCGGGTATCCAGTTGTCATCCGCTTGCGGGGGCTTCCTGATATGAGCCACTAATATAATACCGACATCTAATGTCTTTGCGCAGTGCTGTAGCTTGTTCACGAACTCTGTCTCGGCAACATAATCCTGAAAGCCCGTGCCACATTTCGCGAGGGAATCGACAAAGACGTATCGGCAGTCCAATTCCTTAACGCAATAATGAATAATGGATAACACTCTCTCAGGCTTAACCGTGTCTAGCTGATCGAAGATCACTAGGTTCTGATCAACGAACGCTGAAAACTCTTCAATAAAGGATTCTGCGGGCGTACCATCCTTCGCCCCTGCCGCTTGCATTAGCATCCGGTACAGGGATTCGCTCGGCTTCATTTCTAGGGACGCGAGGCAGACCTTGGAGTCTTTGAGTAGACTCAGGATTATCTCGCCACAAATGAGAGATTTCTTTGACGCATTAGCGCCCCCAAATATGGTTAGTTCTCCCTGCCTTAAACGAAAAGTGTCATGCGTCTTAGGCCACGGTAGCTTAGCACCCCATATCTTTTGTCCTTTGGAGCGTTCGACTACCTCATCGTGCCACCTGCCCGCCGAGTGGATCTGAGATGCTTCCATCATGCCAGTGAGTTCAAGGTATTGTTCTAGCTCTAAACCCTGCGGCAGCTTCATAGCTCAACCCCCCATGATGCTTCGCGAGTAGGGGTCTGCTCTTGCCTACGCTTTTCCCATGTAACTACACAGGCTTTCCACGACTTCATTCTGTCTTTGCCGATCTTCCACCCGCGCGCCTCGTAAAACGCGATAAACATTTCAGGGTCTATTCCGTTGCTGCGCGACTCACAATACGCCCTCACTTCATCTACTGTCGGGGGTATAGATTGTTCTTTGTTACTTGTTACTTGTATAGTTGTTGACGTTTGCTTGGCAGTTGCTTGACTCTTGCTTGACGGTTGCTTGCCCGTATCTTGGTACTGGCTGTAGTTAGTTATTGAAATGATTGAGAATTTATTGGTGATTTGCTTGTCAATCATGTCATCAGTTTCAAACCAATTTAGGTACTTTCTCAAACGCCGTATTGAGATGTTTAATCTGGCACTCGCGGCATTCAAACCGAAGACCAATTGACCCCGCTTTATGTTGAGCATTTGCCCGTTAAACGCTGTCGCTTTATCCGTTAAGGACGCAGCCATAAGCAAGTAAAGCCATAGTTTTAAGGCTTCAGGCTCTTGCCATAGGAAATTGTCCTGTATCGCCCTATCCAATCTAATCCATCCGTTCATTTTATCCCCCTCGCACTGTTAACTATCCGCTGAGCATTGTAAATCGCGGCCTTGTCCTTTTCAGTAAATGCCACGCCCTCGCGAGACCATACTGGGACTAATTCTAGAAGCCACTCGGCAGACTTCACCTCCTCGCGTGTATGCTTACTTATCCGAGGGGTATAGGGCGACCCATCGTTAGGGTAGATGTCCCGCCACGCAAGCCCTACGGCCTTTAGAATGGACTCTGCGCTACAGTCCTGCGCAAAGCAATGAAGCAGCACCCGATCGTCTGCCTCGCGGTATAGAATGCTTAAACTATGAGACTTGTCATCATGCGCGGGGCATAAGGCCATTGCCTTGTTACCCTTGCGCCTTAACTGGCTCATTTTGCTGCAAATTAGTTCGTAATCCGCCATGATTTCCCCCTTGCGTTACAGGGAGAGAGCGGATAACCTGCACTTGATCGCAATGCATCCTCCTCCCCCTTGTGTGGTGATCAGTCCCCCTTCGGGGGGACGCTTTAATTTAATCCTACTCCCAGTGTGTCGGCTGATCGCCGCCTCCCTCAATCCAATCCCCGTTTGCTCGTTGCACTAGCCCTACCGCATTCGGCTGCACACAGAATCGTTCTGCTGCGCTCCCTTTTAAATGCCTGTCGAAATTGCGTTCGGTCGAGAATACCTCCCAACATCGTACACACATCGAGCGGGGGCTACCCACAGCAAGCTTCTTGTCTGGCCTAGCCCCTTGCTTAGGCTCTACTTTAAAGCTCTCCCAATCAGTCACACTGCACCTCCAATCGCTTGTAGTTAGGCCATCCATAGGCCATATCGGTTTCAATACCTAAGCAAACCATCTCGGCATATAGGTTAGACTCCCTTGCCTCTAGCACCTCGCTCGGTTCAAGCAAAGCACCAAGGGCGAATGAGCTTATAACAGCCGCCCCGACAAGTATACATTTCAGCCAAAAATTTTCTGCCTCTATATTTCTGCGATTATTTCTCATGCCATCACCTCCTTGGCGCTTTCTTTTGCCCTTGCCACTTCGCTCGGCGTACACATTGATGCGATCTCGTGTGCGAGTTTAAGCGCATCCCCTAGCCTATGTTCTGGCGCTGTCACGCATAGGACTAGCGCCTTTGTGAGTGCTGTTTCGTGCGTCATATATCCCCCTTCGCCGCTTTGAGTAGCTGCGCCTTTAATAGTGATTCATAGTAAAAAAATGCAATATCTAGCAGTGTCTCCATATCCTCGGCGGTCTCATGCATCCCCGCCTCGCGCAAGCTTGGAATTAATTGCGCCTCGATATAGTCTAAAAATTCCCTCTTATCAATTTCGTGTGTCATGTTGTTCCCCTTGTAATTAATACCCTATGCATACCCTATACGCCAATGACGTATGCGGACGTATGCGGACGGTTGCGGACGCATCCAATTACTTAACTGCCGCGATAAGGCCATCGCGCATGGTTACATTAGCGAAAAACTCGCGCCCCTTGCCTGTAATGTGTGGTCGGTTCGCCCCTGTTAACACGCCATCGCGCTTGTACTCCTCGCCAAAAATACTGGTTTCGATATAGTCTAGACGTTGTCCGACTTGCTCTTTTAGTGCCTTCTTGCTTGCATAATTGAATACTAGCATTGCGTTTTCCCCTTATAGATAACCTAATTTAACAGCGTTTTCGTCATATACCGCATAAGCTTCGCCGAATGATTCGGCAATCTTGGTAAATTTTCCTACTAGATAATCCCTGTATATTTCTGGCCTATCCCAAAATCCTGTACCGTGACCATTGCGCGTTAACCAAAAGTCATGCCCCGCCTGGGCGATATTGTCATCGGATAGATAGCACGCGATGCGGCTATAGAATGCCAGGCAGTCGATTATAGACTCGCGGAGGAAATCCTCATCTATTTCTGCGCCTATGTAGGCCGGCGACTTAACCCCTAATTCCGTGAAGTCTACCGCCTCAAGGTACGCGGCAATGAATTCGGATTCTTTTTTGTTAGTTTCGATTGTGTGCATAATATTCCCCTAAATGTATGATTGTGTTAGAATTAATTAACTTCGCAATAGTACTCATTGCAAGCGTTTAAGAGTGTCGCATAGGCTAATTTAGTAGCATGCTCGCCGAATGAGCTAAACTCGATGCCGCAATCTTCAAGGTATTCCTCACCTGCGCTAGTGTCGCATTCAGCGCATAGCAGAATAGCCTTGTAGGTATAGATTACCCATTGGTGACCATCGCAAGCTTGCTGCGCGTATTCTAAGGCCGGGACGCCGTATTCCTTTTCTTCAATGATGCCTTGCGCAATAATCTCTTTTGCTTCTTGTTCTAGTATGTAGTCGTTAATCTTGAATTCGCTCATGGTATTCCCCTTGTTAAGAATGCCCCGCCGAAACGGGGCGATAGTGTTTAAAAGTTTAATGCGTTCGCAAATAAGTCTTTTGGGTTTTGGTTGAAGTTAAACACTTGAATATAAATCCCCGTGCATCCTAACGCTTCAAGCTTTTTAACTACCTCTTTCGCTTGTTTCATGTCTTTGATTCCCGCATGTTCCGACACTAAAATATCGTCATACTTTTCCGTTGAATCTTTCCTGCCCCATATAATGTATTGATCTTTCATGTTATTCCCCTCGCGTTGAGTAATATGGTGATTGATAAGCTTTATGGCTTTCCATTTCTAGCTCGCCAGGTACTCGTAACCCACTGGCCTCGAATGCCTGTATTCTTTTTTGCAGATCGTTATAGCGATTAACTTGCGCGTCATCCCACTGGATGCCGTATATATCTTTAAAACCGTAACGTACTAGCATGATTATTCCCCTTGTAGGTGATGCCCCTATCGCTAGGGGCGTGATTGATTCTAGACAGCGTGTAGCAGATCGCTCAGCCGTAGTGAATCCTTTTGCAGCATCCTATTGCCTACCATTTCGATGCCTGTTTTTTTCTGTATTAGCCATAGATCGCTATTCAATTTCAAAGCTTTGCGGATTGTCTTTTCGCGATCTACTCTAGTGTAAGAGTCACTTTCGCTCACAAAGTCGATAAAGTTTCTATAGTGATAATTTAAGCTCGCTAGTTCGATCGCGTCTCGCTTGCTTATAGTTTCCATTGTTTCGCCCCTTGGTGATGCGCCCCAAAGGGCGCGTGATTGTTTACCAGTCTATTGTTAGCGTTCCACTCTCTTCAACGGTCGCGTCCTTGATTACTTCCGCGAATTCTTGCTTATGCACCCAATCCAACATTACGCCTGTGTTAGCATCGCTTATGACGATAAAGCCACCGTTTACCCGTACGCTTAACGATTGACCGTAATATGATTGAAATTTGGTTTGCTCGAGTATTGCTTGCATTGTGTGTATCCCCTTGGTTTGTGATTGCTTGGTTGTTGTAGAATACAATGCAGACAGCGTGCCAACTTTTCAAAGTCCAATGATTACGGGGTGTGTAGCCGATGTACTGTGTATGCATACAGTGTTAAGAGTGTTACCGTGTTACCGTAAAGTGTTACCGTGTTACCGTGGATGTGTTACCGGTAACAGTTTGAGAATCGTGTGTATAGGGTATGCGATTGGCTATTGGCTATTGGCTGCTATCCCTCCCTCCACTCTCACCGCTTGGGATTGCTCGCGTCTATCTTCGCGCGTGTGCGCGTACGTGTGCGCGTGTGCGCATGCCATGCGCAACCCAAAAACCAAGGTGGGTTTCCGCTTATGACCGGGGGTGCGCGGGCGCGCGGACTGTTTACTGTAGTTGCCCCCCAAATTTGCGTGAAGCCAAATTAAAAAAAAGAAGCAAAAAAACCACCCCTCAAACCCCAGTAAACACAAGGGTTGGCGAAATTGACCAATTAATGTTTTAATACGCCAAATATTAATCTTAAAAGAGCTTCTATGTTGTGGCTGAAGACAATGTACCAGTAAAGAGAAAGCGCGGTCGTCCCCGTAAATCGGAGATAGAGAAGCCGAAGAACCGTCCTGTTGGCAGACCCAAAGGTGACCACTCGGCTATGGCAGAGATGAAGCAGCGATTCCTCGCGAGAAGGGATACCAACGCTGTGATAGAGTCTATTTTCCGAGCTGCTCAAGATGACGACCACAAGAACCAATCTGCTGCATGGAAGCTGATAGTAGATCGTATATTACCCATCAGCTCGTTTGACAAGGACAAGCTAGGCGGCAAGCCTACGGTCAATATAACCATCTCAGGGGTCACGGATACGATTGTAGAACCCGAAGTTATAGAGGGAGAGTTCCATGAGGATTGAAGACCTGCTCATCAAGCACGAAGCAATAAGACTCAAGCCTTACGAATGCACGGCAGGCGATTTAACGATTGGAGTAGGGCGTAACCTTGACTCAATGGGTCTGTCAGAAGATGAGGTATACTACCTACTACAGAACGACATCCGTAGATGCGAAAAGGAGCTGTTAAAAGCCTTTGATTGGTTCGCACACCTAGACACCGTCAGGCAAGACGCTATGATGGACATGTGCTTCAACCTTGGGATAAACCGTCTTCGCGGATTTGAAAAGGCTCTTGCAGCTATGGAAGAAGGTGATTACGAGGAAGCAGCAGTAGAGTTCCTAGACTCCAATTGGGCAGACCAAGTGGGTCAAAGAGCTATAACCATTACCAATATGATACGAACCGGAGAATACGATGCCTAATGTAAACGGAAAGAAATACCCCTACACCCCTGCGGGAATGGCAGCAGCTAAGAAAGCCAAGGCTGTTAAGAAGAAAGCCCCACCCAAGAGGAAGTAGCATGGGTCTATACAGTAACATCAACGCGAAGAAGAAGCGGATTGCAGCAGGTAGCGGCGAGACCATGAGAAAGGTCGGCAGTAAAGGCGCGCCTACAGCCAAAGCATTCAAGCAAGCTAAGAAGACCGCGAAAAAGAAATGAACCTAGATATAAGTCTCCTTGAGTGGCAGAAAGAAGTTTGGAACGACCCTACGCGTTTCAAAGTAGTTGCTGCGGGTCGCAGGACGGGCAAGTCTCGTCTTGCGGCTTACCTTTTGATAGTCAACGCTTTAAGGTCAGACAAGGGTCAGGTCTTCTATGTAGCCCCCACTCAGGGTCAAGCAAGGGATATTATGTGGAATCTCCTCTTGGAGATAGGTCAGCCCGTCATAGAGAACTCGCATGTCAACAACATGCAGGTTCGATTGATCAATGGCACAACTATCAGCTTGAAGGGCGCTGATAGACCTGAGACAATGCGCGGCGTAAGTCTCAAGTTTCTTGTCTTGGATGAATACGCAGACATGAAGCCCGATGTATGGGAGCTAATCTTAAGACCTGCGTTGACAGACTTGAAAGGCGATGCCTTATTTATCGGGACACCAATGGGTAGAAATCATTTCTATGAACTCTACAAGCAAGCCAGTTTAGGCGAAGACCCCACCTATAAAGCATGGCACTACACAAGCTACGACAACGACTTACTAGACAAAGAAGAGATTGATGCAGCCAAGAAATCCATGTCTTCCTTCGCGTTTCGTCAAGAGTTCATGGCGTCTTTTGAAGCGCGCGGCTCTGAGATGTTTAAAGAAGAGTGGGTTAGGTTCGATGACGAAGAGCCTGATACAGGCGATTACTACGTTGCCATTGACCTCGCGGGCTTTGAAGAGGTAGGAAAAGCCAAATCTAAAAACAAAAAACTTGACAATACCGCTATAGCCGTGGTAAAAGTGGGCGAATATGGATGGTGGGTCAAGGACATTATCTGCGGTAGGTGGGAATTAAACGCCACTGCGGAGAAGATATTCCAGATAGTTAGAGACTATCAGCCCATATCAGTCGGCATTGAGAAAGGAATTGCCCGACAGGCTGTGATGTCGCCACTGACTGACCTGATGAAAAAGTACCAGAACTTCTTTCGCGTTGAGGAACTGACTCACGGGAACAAAAAGAAAACTGACAGGGTGATGTGGGCGTTACAGGGTAGATTCGAGAACGGAATCTGCAACCTCAACAAAGGTGAGTGGAACATCCAATTCATGGATGAAATCTTCCAATTCCCTGACGCCCTAACCCACGATGACATGGTAGACGCTTTAGCCTATGTAGACCAATTGGCTAAGGTGTCTTACTCATACGACTTTGAAATAGATGAGTTTGACGTAATTGACTCAGTAGCGGGATATTAAGATGCTCGAATCCAACGAAGATCAGTTTGGCATAGAAGAGACTCTTGAGTCATGGATAATGGAGAAGTGCCGCGATTGGCGTGACCATTACGAGACTAACTACGAACAGAAGTTTGATGAATACTACCGTCTCTGGCGTGGTATCTACTCTAGCGAAGACCGTAACCGCGATTCCGAAAGATCACAGATCATATCCCCTGCCCTTCAACAAGCCGTAGAGTCATCAGTCGCAGAGATTGAAGAAGCTACGTTTGGTCGTGGTAGGTTCTTTGATATGAAGGACGACA